TTGGTGATGAACCGCTGGACGGCCTGGGCGCCGCCCGGGGCGGCGAGCGGCTTGAACGTCAGCTCGTAGTTCGAGGAGTCCTCGGCGGAGCGCCGGCGGTTGCCGCGGTCGGACACATCCACGCGGGCGATCATGATGCGTTCGATCTCGTCGTCCTCGACGATGTCGAGCCCGAGGGCCCGCTCGATACCGGGGGACGCCTGCCCGGTCCCGAAAGACAGGTACTGCGGTTTCCCGCCGGTCGCGGCCACCGCGGTCATGTCGCTGGCCTTGACCGCGTAGTAGAGCTGGAGGATCTCGGCGGTGGTCTCCAGGAACGTCAGCTTGAACGTGCCGTCCCGCGACTTGATGCGGGTCTTGACCGGTGCTTCCTCACCCCAGGCGGGGATCTCAGTGCGGTCCTCGCCGAGGGCCTCCTCCAGGCCATCGGGGTGGATGTAGCCGAGGTCGACCCAGCCGGTCCCCCAGGCGGTGAACGGGTCGGTGGGGAAAGCGGTGCCGATCGGGGCGACGTACGCGCGCCCCTTGACACCAATCTTGACGTTGTCCGCGTTGCCCACGACGGGCCTCCTAACTCGTGGTTCGGGGTAGGCGCACGCTCATCCCCAGGGTCATGCCGACCCGGCGGACGCCCGTGTTGAGCTCCTCCGGCCGGTCCTGCGGTCCGGTCTCCTCCGAGACACGGGTGACGACCCCGCCGGCCGTGGTGCGGCCGGGCAGCAGCTCCCACTCCCCCCGCACCCGCAGCGCGAGCCGCATGGCCGCGCCGAGCGCCGGCTTGGCGGGGGCGTAGCAGTCGACGGAGAAGCGGGCGTTGTCCCGTACGGATCGGTCGGCCCACCCGCGCAGGTCCGCCGTGCCGCCGATCCGCAGGACCCGCACCAGGGGCAGCGCCTCGTCGAAGGCTGCACCCTCGGGCAGTTCACCGACGACGGCCGCCGTTCCGGCGAGGGCCGCCTGGAGGAGGTCGATCGCGATCTGCTTGGTGTCGGAGAGCTGGATCGGCGCGGCCACGGCTACGCCTGCTTGCCGGTGGTCGTCTTCGTCAGCGTCTTAGCCGGGGCCGTGTCGTCGACCGCCTTCGCGGTGGTGTCGGTGGTGTCCTCGGCAGGGACGGCGTAGCCCTTCCAGCGGTGCAGTTCGTCGCGGCGGACCTCGACGATGTCACCGGGCCCCTTGTCGTTGTGCCAGAAGGTCAGGCGCATCCTGACCAGTTCGGCGCCGTCAGCCATCGGTTGCCTCCTTGGGGACGGACAAGTGGCGGGCGATCGCCGCGTTGGCGAGCATCACGGCGTCGTCGACCGCGTTGATCGCGCGCGTCAGTTCCGGCGACGAGGGGCACAACTCCACGAGCAGGGAGGCGAACTCCAGCCCTGCGGCCCGTACGCACTGGTAGCGCTGCGGCTGGTCACCCGAAGGGGCGTGCGGGGTGAACCTGTTCTCCAGATTCAGGTCGTAGGGCATCAGTGGTCGCCTCCTGCGGCGTCGAGCGCGGTCGAAAGGGTGTAGCGGGGCGGGTGGATGGAGTGGCCGTTGCGGTCGGTCTGCCGGGTGCCGTGCTCCACGTAGATCGCGTACGGGACGTTCGCCTCGACGAAGACCTCGCCGTCCGGGCCTGGCTCCTCCACGCGGTGGATCGACTCCTGGTAGCGGCCCGTACGGACCGGGGCGATCGCCTGCGCGACCTCCACCACCCGGTCCATGCGTCCCTCCAGGTCGTCCTGAACGTCGCGGGAGTACGCGAGGCGGGCGATGGCGTCTTCGTCGACGTCCACTTCGATGTGCACCTGGGGGGTCATCCGCCCTTCACCTCCACCAGGTCGACGACCTGCCCGGACAGTGGTCCGGCGGCTTCGGCGCGGGCGGGGACGGCGGCGACGTCCCAGGTACGGCCGTCCCACTCCACCCGCATCGCCTCCGTCACCGTCATGGCACGGGGCGGGAGGAGAAGTTGGGCACGGGTGACGGTCTGGTCCCCGGCCTTCCGGGTACGGGAGGCGGTGGTGTAGTCGACGGTGCAACCGCCCACCGGAGTGCGGTGGGGGCTGGTCCAGTCGCGGGCCTGGGTGTTGTAGTCGCCGACGACGAGCGGGGCGTCGAGGACGGTGACGGTCTGGCGTCCGATGTGGCCCGGCATCAGCCCCTCACCTCCGGCCAGATGTTCAGCAGCCCCGAGGTGCGAAGGACGGCTGCGGCCTGCGGCCCGACCTTGGGGACGGAGCCTGCTCCGGTACCGACGGTGCGGCGGGTGAACGACCGGGGTCCGGCGGACATGGACTGGAGGTCGTTCTGCGCGCCGGTCTCATCTCCGCGTTCCAGCATCCATTGCACCTGCCGTACGCACGCACGTCGCAGAACGTCCCGGGTGTCGGGGTCGTTGAGGTTGTGGCACACGCCGATCAGCGCCTGGTCCAACGTGTCCGACGCCTGCTCCAGGAGGCGTGCGGCATTGTCCGGGGCGGGCTCGGGGGTGAGCCACTGCGCCAGTTCGTCGATCGTCGCGTACGGCACGGTGGTTACTCCCCTGCCACGTCGTCGAGGACCTGGACGTACTCCTGGAGCTCGGTTCTGTTGGCGGCGTCCGCCTCCGCCTGGTCCATGCCGCGGGCGATGGCGTACGCGCGCCACGCATCGACGGAGCCGTTCTTCGCAGGCCGCTCCGCCTCGGTCTCAGGGGTGGTCGGCTCGGGATCCGACGGGGTCTTCCCTGCGTCGTCGGGGCCGGGAATTCCGGCAGTGCTGTCCGTTGCGGGGCCCGGGAGTGGCAGTTCGCCGACAGCGGGTTCGATGACGGGCTGGAGCTGCCCGTTCTCAATCTGCTTGGCCATCTGGGGGGACACCGGATCGTCGAGGTGGAGGCGGAGCCCGCCGGGGCCGATGTACTCGCGCGTCCCCATCAGTTCCACGCCTTCGGGACACGGAACACGGTGATGGTGCCGGTGAAGCCGGCCTCGAAGTTCACGTGCAGGGCGCTGCCAGGGGCCTGCTGGAACCGGGCGGAGGTGAACGGACCGATGAACCGGACCCCGGTATTCGCGGCGACCTGGGCAGCGAGGTCGCCCTGTCCGGCCATCCACGACTGGGTGCCAGTGCCGGCCTTGACGGTGACGGTCTTCGCGGTGGTCGCGGTGTTCGTCACGCGGAGCACGGTGTGCTCGGGGTCCGCGTTGGAAATGGCGACGCCGTTGGTGACGAGGGCCGCGTCGATGGTGGTGCCTGCGGTGTCGGCGATGTGGCTGTTCGGCGCGAAGTTCGTGTAGTTGACGGTGGTGCGCGGCATGGCAGGGTCCTCCTGGGGGTGAGCGCGCGGGGGTGTTCGGTGTCCCTGGAGGGCTTACGCGGCGACGAACGCCACGGCGATGCCGGTGGGGCGCAGGAGCTTGGCGCCGTAGACGTGGAGGCCGCGGATCGCGTCGGCGATCGTGTTCTGGAGGCGCAGGGCCTCGGTCTCCAGGATCTGCTCGGCGTAGGTGATCGCGCCGGGGTAGCCGGCCTGGATGACCTGCACGTTGCCAGCCGGGGTGGGGGTGTTGTTCGACTCCAGGATGTCGAAGCCGGCGGCTCGGCCGACGATGCCGTTACGGAGGCCCTGTTCGGTGCCGGACTCGTTGACCTTGATGAACCGGGAGTCCTGGAGAAGGGCACCGGTGAACTCGGGAGAGGCGACGAGGTAGCGGCGCTCCTTCGGGATGTTCGCCCGGTTCATCTTGGTGCGCAGCGGCACGAGGACCTTGTCGTAGGCGTCGGTCGGAGTGGCCGTGAGGACGATCGGGGAGCCGGTGGAGCCGACGACGTTGGCGGAGGCGACGCCGGTGTACAGGGAAGCGACGTGGGCGTCAGCCTTGTCCCTCAGCCCGTAGGCGGCGTTCTGCGTCATCTCCACCATCGGGTTCAGCAGAGCCTGCGCCCGGTCGACGTCGTCGACCTTGAACGCGAACGCCTTGGCCTGGTCGATGACCAGGTCGGTACCGGCGGTCTCGACTTCCTCGTAGTTGAGGGTTTCGTTCTTGTCGTAGTCGAAGATGGCCGGGTCGCCGATGGTGGTGATGTGGACCGACTGGCCTCGCGAGCGGATCTCGTCCTCGTAGTTGGTGTTGACGATGTCCGGCTGGGCGTAGACGAGGCTGTTGCGGAGGGCGACGATCGTCTGGGCGGACCAGATCTCCGGCTTGAAGTTGTCGATGGACACGGAGGCTCCTAGGGCCTACCGGCCGCGTCCGAGGTAGTCGTTGAGACGGCCCTCGTTGGCGGCCTTGGTGATCTGTTCGGGGGTCATCCGCTTCACGTCCTCCGCTCCCAACTGCCGCTTGGTTCCCGGGGCTCCGCCCATCGGTGCTCCGCCAGCCGGTACCTGCGGGGGTGCCGGTTCGGGCTGCTTGGCCGCGAGCTTCGGGTTCGCGGTCACCGCTTCCTTGACGGCTTTCTCCACGTCGGCTGCGAACGAGGTGGAGGCGGGGTCAAGACCGGTGATCGCCTGGGTGAAGCCCCGGGAGTCGAGGAGTGCGTCGGGGTCGCCGCCGTGGGTGGCGGCCGACTTGTAGACGGCGAGTTCGACCTGGGTCTGGCGGGCGCGGTCGTCGGACGCCTTGGTCCGGTCGCGCTGTTCGGCCAGTTGCTGGGTGAGCTCTTCGGGGGTGGGCGGCTTCTCCTCACCGGTGTCGAGTCCGAAGGCGGCGGCGACCTTCTTGAGGAGGTCGGCCTGGTCCTGCTGTGCCTTCTGTTCGGCGGCTACGCGTTTGGCCTTCTCGGCGTCGACGTCGCCGCGGAGGTTCTCGACGAGTTTCTCGAACCGTGCGGGGTCGAAGTCACCTTCGAACTTGGGCGCCTTGGCCTTGGGTTCGGCGGGCGGCTCGGTGGCCGGGGCCGGGTCGGTGGGCGGTGTTGCGGGTGCGGCCGGCTCTGGCGGAGTCGGGGCGGGGGTGCCTTCGGGCTGCTGCGTGCCGGGCTGGGTGCTCGGGGTTGCGGGCGTGCTCTGGGGCTGGGCGGGGGTCGACATCGGGGGCCTCCTCGGGCTGCCTGCACGGGTGGTGCGGTGCCTTGACCGCTCACGTGCTGGCATGGATGTTAACCCGTAACTACGATCAATGCTGCACAATCAAAGGCTAGAGCGCAAGGCAGCCTTTGATTTGAAGGAAGTGGGGGTGGGTGTGGTCGAGACGTCGCAGAGCATCGCCGACTTGGCGGAGCGTCACCCCGCCCAGCTCCGGGCCCTCGAACACCGGCACGCCGACCGCGCGGCCCGCCCCCTGGCCCGCGCGCTCGCCGCCGTCGAGGCCGACGCCACCCGCCGCTGGACGGCCGCAACCAGCCCACGCCAGACCGTCCCGGCCGAGACGGCCCTGCGCGCGCTGATCGAGCACATCCGCAACGCCCTCAACGCCGCGTTCCGCGGTCAGGCCGCCCACGCGTACGCCGAGGCGCAGCGCGCCGCCCGCGCCGCCGCAGTCCTTGGGATTGAGCACGCGTCCAGGATCACCGCACTCCTGCGCGGCGTTCCCCCGCCCGACGGCCTCTCCGTCGAAACGGGGATGGTGGCCGACCTGGCGGCCGTCGCGGTCCCGGCCGCCGTGCAGGAGGAGCACTCCCGTACGCTCGCCCTCCTCACCGCCACCGCCCTGACCGCCGGCGGGCTCGCGGGCCTGAAGTCCGTGTTCTCCAGGGCGCGCCGTGCTGTACGGCGGATCACTGCCGGTGTCGCCACCGCCATCACGGCGGCTGCCGCCCACGCCGCGGAGGCCGTCGCCCGCCGTCTCGGGCCGGACGTCCTGCTGCTGTGGGTGGCCGAGCCCGGCGCCTGCCCGGCCTGCGCCGCCTACGCCGGGCACACGGTCCGGCCCGGCGAGCGCTTCCCCGGCGGTCTCTCCCTCGACCCGCGCCGCGCCGTGTTCACCACGCCGGTCCCGGGTCCTCCCCGGCATCCGCACTGCCGGTGCGTGCTCGTTCCGTGGACTCCCCGCTGGCGCACTGTCGGCGGCCTGTCCCTTCCCCAGTTGCTGCGCCAGCGCGCGCGTACGTCCGTTCCCGCCCGAAGGACTGCCTGATGGCCCGTAGCCCGATCCCCGAGGAGTTCCACGACCGGTTCCGTGAGCTGCACGCCGACGGCTACGGCCGTAACCGGATCGCCCGCGAGCTCGGGTTCCCGCCGGTGCAGATATCCCGGACCGCCGAGTACCTGGAGCTGACGTTCGACCGGACGCGTATTCAGGCGGCCACGCAGGCGCGCGTGGCCGATCTCGCGGAGCGACGGACGATCCTGGCCGAACTCCTCATGGACGACGCGGAGAAGCTGCGTGCACAGATGTGGGAGCCGACGACCGTCTACAGCTTCGGCGGGAAGGACAACACGTACGAGGACCACGTATTCGACGAGGCGCCGGCGGCGGAGAAGCGGGCGCTGATGTCGACGGCCGCGACCGCGATCGACCGTTCGCTGAAGCTCGTGCCGGCGGAGACGTCGTCGAACCTGGACGGCGCGAAGAGCATGCTCGGGTCGCTCGGCGAGGCGCTGGCGGCGTTCTCCCGTGCGGAGGACGAGCGGGAGACGGAGGCCCAGGAGGCTGCCGAGGGCGGTCTGCCGGGCGGTGAGGGCTGACCGTGTCCGCCGTGCTGGAGGGCCTGCCCCTGTCCCGGAAGCAGATCCGTTCGATCGCGGAGTCGACGGCGAAGATCTGCTGCTGGGAGGGCGCCATCCGGTCGGGGAAGACGATCGCGTCCTTGCTGAAGTGGCTGATCTTCATTGCGAACGCGCCGACGACGGGCGAGCTGGTGATGATCGGGAAGACCGCGCAGACCATCCACCGCAACCTGTTCCTGCCGATGCAGGACCCGGCGCTGTTCGGGGAGATCGCGCAGCACATCCACTACACGCCCGGCGCGCCGACGGCGACGATCCTGGGGCGGACGGTCCATGTGATCGGCGCTAACGATGCGAAGTCCGAGCCGAAGATCCGCGGTATGACGGTGTGCGGCGCCTACGTCGACGAGGTCACGCTCGTCCCGCAGGTGTTCTTCGAGCAGTTGTACGGCCGTATGAGCGTGCGCGGCGCCCAGCTCTACTGCACCACCAACCCGGACAACCCCGCGCACTGGTTCATGCGGGACTGGTTGTCCCAGGCGGATCGGAAACCGGTCGTCAGGTTCAGCTTCACGATCGACGACAACCCGTTTCTCGACGCGGATTACGTCGCGGATATGAAGGCGTCCCACGAGGGCCTGTTCTACCGGCGGTTCATCCTCGGCGAGTGGGTCGCGGCGGAGGGCGCGATCTACGACGCGTGGGACCGGGACCGGCACATCGTCACCAGCCTGCCCCGCGAAGGGATCTACAAGTGGATCTCGTTGGGGGTGGACTACGGGACGTCGAACCCGTTCCACGCCGTCCTCCTCGGTCTCGGCCGCGACCGGCGCCTGTACGCGGCGGCGGAGTGGCGGTACGAGGCCCGGCAGACGCGCCGTCAGCTCACGGACACCGAGTACTCGCAGCGGCTGCGGGCGTGGATGACAGAGGTGCCGGGGATCGGCCCCGTACGGCCGCAGTTCGTGTGCGTGGACCCGTCCGCCGCGTCGTTCTCGGCGCAGCTGCGCCGGGACAAGCTGACGCCGACCCCGGCGCAGAACGACGTGATGGACGGCATCCGCACCGTGTCGTCCCTCATCGCGACGAACAAGCTCCTCGTCCACGAGTCGTGCACGGCGCTGATCCAGGAGATCGGCGGCTACTCGTGGGACGACAAGGCCGCCGAGAAAGGCATCGACCAGCCCCTGAAGGTCGCGGACCACGGGGTGGACGGTCTGCGCTACGGCATCTACACCACCCGAGCCCTGTGGCAACGCCACCTCGCCCTCGCCGCCTGAACCCTGCACCCCCTCTCCCCCTCTTGGAGCCCCGCGATGACCGAGATCCTGCCCCGCCGCTTCCACCTCCAGCGCACCGTCGACGTCACTGGCGTCTCCGGGACGGGGCGCGTCGCCGACGGCGTCCTGTGGCCCGACGGGAGCGTCACCATCCGCTGGCGCGGCGAGCGCCCGTCCACCGTCTTCTGGGACGACCTCGCGCACGCGGAAGCTGTTCACGGGCACGGCGGCGCCACCCTCATCGTGTGGGACGACCCCGAGCCCTCCACCGGCAACTACCCGATGACGCCGGGCTGTTCGCACTGCCCCGACGGCCACATGCCGCCCGACCACGGTCAGCCGTGGGGCGCGTGGGTAGGCGCGGCCCGCGACGGTGACGGGCAGCCCACGCAGATCGTCATCGCACGGGCGGCCGGCGCGCACGTAGCCGAGTCCGACGCGGACTGGGTGCGCCGACGCCTCAACTCGCCCGCCTCCTGACCGCCTGAGCGCGCCCGCCCCCCGGCCCCGCGCCCTTCGAGAACGAGAGACCCCGTCATGCCGCTGCCGCCGTCCGGGAAGACCCCGTGGCCGCCCCGCGAATACCGCCCGCCGCTCGCCAGCATGGACATGTGGCACGCCTGGTACTCGGGCGACACCGACCACCTCGCGGCCGTGTACGGCGGCCCCGGCGCGATCGCCTCCAACCCCACCTCCCGCGCCTTCTTCGACCTGAACTCGGTGAACCGCCCGTCGCAGTTCCAGGGCGGGATCGTGGGCCGGGTGTCGCGCATGATCTGGGGCGAGCCCATCACCCCCGGCCAGCAGAACACCCGCCTCCACGTGCCCCTCGCGGGAGACGTCGCCGAACTGTCCGCGAACCTGCTGTGGTCCGACATTCCCACGGTGAGCGTGGACTCCGACTCCACCGGCTCGACGAGCGCGATGGTGAAGACGACCGACCAGATCAAGCGGTACCTCGACGACCACGGGCACGCGGCGATGCGGCAGGCCGCCGAGATCGCGGCGGCGCTCGGCGGGGTGTACGTGCGGGTGGTGTGGGACCGGGCGGTGCAGCCGAGGCCGTGGCTGGACGTCGTGTACCCGGACGCGGTGATCCCGGAGTGGCAGTGGGGGCGTCTCGCGGCGGCGACGGTGTGGCGTGAACTGGAGCCGCTGCACGGGGAGTCGGAGGTGTGGCGGCTCCTGGAGCACCACGAGCCGGGCAGCATCGCGTACGGCCTGTACCGGGGGAACGCGGAGACCCTCGGGATGCAGATGGCACTGGACGACCACCCCGAAGCGGCCGACCTGGTGGCGCGGGTCAACGAATACGGGGCGGTGGAGACGCAGATCCCGCGCCTGCTGGTCTCCTACATTCCGAACGTCCTGCCGAACCGGCTGTGGCGGAACCTGCCGTACGGCCGGTCCGACTACGCGGGGGTCGAGCCGTTGATGGGGGCGCTGGACGAGACGTGGACATCGTGGATGCGGGATCTGCGTCTGGGGAAGGCGCGGATCATCGTGCCGCAGTCGATGCTGGAGTCCGACGGGCCGGGGAAGGGCGGCCGGTTCGACATCGACCGCGAGGTCCTGGTCGGCCTGGACATGCTCGACACCGGCGACACCAGCTCGATCACGGAGAACCAGTTCGCGATCCGGGTGGAGGAGCACGAGCGGACGGCGAAGGCGCTCCGCCGACAGATCCTGTCCTCGGCCGGGTACAGCGCCCAGTCGATGGGCGAGGAAGGCGCCGTGGCGGTGACCGCAACGGAGGTCGCCGCGCGGAAGGAGGAGTCGCTGACGACGCGCGGCCTGAAACTCCTGTACCAGCGGCCGGCGCTCCTCGACGTCCTGACCACCATGCTCCACGTCGACGCCACGCACTGCGGCGCGAAGGGCGTCGACGTGGAGGCGGAGCTGACGGCGTCGTGGCCGCAGGCCGTCCAGCCGGACCCGGAAGCCGTGGGACGGACGCTGTCGTTCCTGGACTCGGCGGGCGCGATCTCGACGTTCATGAAGGTCCGGACGCTGCACCCGGAGTGGGACGACGACGAGGTCGCGGAGGAGGTCGAGCGGATCCGGGGGGATCAGGCTGCCGCGCAGCCGGTCCCGGCCGGCGACCCGTTCGGTACAAGCGGCGGGCGGGAGGACTCGGCGGAGGAATCCTCGGAGGACGGCGCCGACGGAACTGAGCAGATGGGGAAGACTGCGGCATGAACAAGGTGAGCGAAGCCCAAGACGGCGTCTGCGGTGCCTTGTTGGAGCACGCGCATGCGCTGGTCAAGGACCCGATGTGGTTGGGCTGGAGGTGTGGGTTGCCCGGGTGTGGGTTCTTCAAGTCGGCTTGGGGAGTTCGATGACATCGTGGTCCGGATGGGCGCTGCGGTGTCTCCGTAGGATCGTGCTGTGGATATCCCGGAGCATCTGATCGATCTGGAGCACGAGACTGTCGCTGCGCACGCTGGGCTCGCGGGCCTGGAGGGTGAGGCGTACGAGGCGCAGATGACCGTGTGGCGGGATGCTGCGACGGCGGCGCAGGCGGCGGTCACCGAGCATGCGCGGGAGGCGGGGGTCGACCGGTACGAGCTGGAGGCGGCCGTCAAGCGGGTCGTACGGCACCCGGCCGACTAGGCCGGGAGGGCGTCTGGGCACACGTCTGTGCCGTAGGGCACGCACGGTGTGGGCCTACGGCGCAGACGACCGGCCCCGGCCCCGGGCATCGTCAAGGCATGACGACACCCGATATGGCGTTCGCCAGGCTGTACCGCCGGGTCTCCGCGACCGGCAACTCCTTCCCCGCCTGGGTGGTGCCGAGCCGCACGGGCCACCACGTGGCGCTTATCAGCGAGCGGCCAGCCGACCCGCACACCCCATGGGGGATCGCCCTGGTGGTGCGGACTGAGACTCTTACGCCGATGGTGCAGGCGGGCCTGGTCTGGCTCGGTGAACCTGAGCTCGTCCCGGAGTTCGAGGGGCGGCGTGCGTTTCGGTGGGAACCGGGGGCTGCGGGATGCCGACTGGTGTGGGGAGGCTGGCCCGCGTAGGTCGGTTGTCGGGGCCCACTGGCGGATGGTACGGAGAGTAGGCGCCCGCCGGTGAGTGAGGGAGACTTTCGTGACGCTCCGTGGGTGGGGGAAGCGGGCGCCACGCCCGACTTTCCGCTTCAAGTCCCTTTGGGGCATGGCTACTTCAGGGAAGTTGACGCTGTTCAGCCTGTGGGGGCGGTAGGGTCGCTGGCGTTCCATCGTCTTGGAGCACTGGGCCTGCGCTGAGCCTCTGCCTCTGTCTGGGTGGTGCGGGTCCGGGTCAATTGAGGTAGGCCGGTCCGCGTTGCTCCTTCCCGATGCATGCGCGGGCCGGTCTTCTGCATGCCGTTTTCTTGTCGCCGGTTTTATCTGCGGAGCGTTCCGGAGATGCCGCGCTTCTTGCACTCACCCCATGGGGTGAGTAGTGTGGGTGGTGTCCGGGGATGCCGCCCCGGACACCCGCCGGGCGGCCAGCAGGGGCCTCCCGACTTGCTCCGGAGGATACCCCCGTGACCCAGCCGAAGATCATCCACTGCACCGAGCCGGCCGAGCTGTACCGCCGCTACGACGGGCAGAGCGAGGCGCAAGACGCGTACATCGAACTCGACCTGCGGGAGGGCACGCTGCTCGCCGACTGGGACTCCGAGGTCGGCAACGCCGTCCCCTCCGCCGTCTATCACGGCTTCGAGCGCCGCTACTCGATCCCGGTCCTGACCGCTGCGGCGGCGAACCGGGTGATGGAGGAGATCGCGCCGATGGCCGCGCGCGTGCTCGCCGACTGGGAAGAGATCTGGGACGGCAACAACATGGTCGCCCGGCTCGGGACGGACGCGGAGGCCGCCGAGGCGGAGATCGAGGAGCACCTGGGGCTGGCGCTGGGCCACGGTGACCACGGCTTCGAGCACCAGGGCTTCGGCGACGAGGACCTGGTGGCCGAGTGGGACATCGACGGCGCGGTCAACGGGAGCGAGGCCGAGGAGTACGGCATCACCGCCG